TCAGGAATTGTTAGTTCAGGAAAGATGAACAACACAGGAAGCGAGATAAGAATTGCTTATGACTTAGTAATGACTACGGTAATTAGAGATACTTCAGAATTATTATTAAATGGAATAAGAACGGTTCTTTATAATGAAATGGGCTATGACCCTAAAGATTTAAAAATACATTATGAGCCGCCAATCTCTTATGCGAATGATGTAGATATTAGAGAGGTATTAACTATAAACGAGCAAAGAGCATTGATAGATGAAGATTTACCTATGCTAGAAGATGGAGATATGTTTGTTGCAGATAGAGAAATTATAGTTACGGAGAAGGATTTAGATGGAGATGGGGAGTCAGATGAATCAAAAGAAATAACAGTAGAGCAATAAGAAATGGGGAATACTAAACAATATACAACGCTAGTAAGTGCAGGAGAAGTAATTAGTAAAACATTTACCAACAAAAATACCGACCCTGTTCTGGTTTCGGAGAACACTATTGTATTGGCTGAGTTAGCACATGTGAGACCTTTGCTTGGAGAGAAATTTTATGCAGAATTAAAGCTTGAACATGATACAGGCACTTTAACAGTAGCTAATGCTGATTTTATGACTTACTACTTAGAGGATTGTTTGTGTTGGTTTGTTAGATTTGAGGTTATAAATGATATTATGAGTAATATATCATCTAGTGGTGTAGTTCATAATATAGATGAATTTTCAAGAATTATAAATCAAGAAACTTATAATGCATTCAAACAAGACACATACAGAAAGGCAGAAATATTTGCTAGCGACATGATGGGCTTTTTAAATGGTACAGACCAAGCAGGTTTATACCCTACATTTGAGAGTAATTCCCCTAAAAGCATGAGTGATACCTATAAGAATCATGGGATGATATTTTATAACAGCATATATGGTGGTTATAACGGTACTGATGCTTGTGGTTCTTGTGGATCATACTCTACGATTAACTGTGATTGTAATTGTAACGATTGTTAAAATAAAATAATATGGCTTCAAACGAACATAAAAATTTATTAGATTCAAACAGACATAATCCACTAGGATATGAAGCGGCAAACAACAATACTTATTTAGGTAAATTAAATGGAGTTACTTATGATGATAAGGAGGGGGTATTAGCTTGGACTTATCCTTTAGAGACATTTATACTAAATAGTGGAGATAAAGGAACTGCAGTAGCAGTAGAAACAGGCGTGGATTACATAAGAATGCCTTATGATTTTAGACTAACTGAAGTGAGAGCAAGTTTATATACAGCAGGAAACCTACTAACTATTGATATTAAAGAGGATGGAGTGTCTATCCTTTCAACTGCCCTAACTATAGATGCAGGAGAAAAAACCTCAACAACTGCAGCAACGCCTGTTGTTATCTCAGACTATGCTCTTGCTAGTGATTCAGAGGTAACATTTGACATAACTGCTATTGGTGGAGCTGCAACGGCAGAAGATACTAAGGTATATTTAATAGGGTACAGAACAACATAATAATACAATAATGAAAGATAACATGAAAGATACAGTAGAAGTTTTAGCAGCAAATGGTGGAGTGATAGGGTTGAGCTTGAGTGAGTGTAATGAAATACTTCTTTTTATTTCTACTACATTAGCAATATTTTTCACAATTTATAAATTTATAAAATTAAAAAGAAAATAAGATGGCGACAACAATTCAACAAACTAGCCTAAGTGTTCAAATTAGCGAGCAAATAAGTATAAATGGCGTTAAGTATGGAAACAATATTACAAAAACTATTGATGGGAGTGGAAAGGTAGACCAAAGAGTTATGGAGATTACAAGTGCCGCAGTTACTCCTATTTTTAATTGGGCTGCAGCTCTTCCTGACACGGATGGAACAGGAGTTAAGAGTGAGTTTAAATACTTCAGAATAACAAATACAGATGATTCTGTAGGGGTAACTGTTTCTTATACCCTAACAACAGCAACTGATGTGTTTTCTGTTTACCTTCCTGCAGGGTGCAGTCATGTGCTTATGAGTAATGATGCAGATGCCACAACTACAGGTGCAGCACCTGTGCTTCAAGACGTTGCTAGTGTTGGTGGCAAGTCAGACCCAGGGTCAGGTTCTACTACAGCTTATATAGAATATGTTGCTGTTTTTGAAGGAGGAATTGTCTCTTAGTAATGGCTAAGGTAACTTGGAAATTCAGTGCTAAACACAAGAAAAAACGTAAGGGCGTTCATAGTAAGAATGCTTCAAAAAGTCAAAATGGCTATAAGAAAAAATACAGAGGTGGAGGCAGGTAATGCTAACCTTCTGTTAATCAGGGATACATTTACTGATAAATCCGTTTTAGGTAAGCTCTATTGTAATGCAGAATTTATTGCACATACTTTGGAATTACCTTGGAAAGATAATCAAAAAAACATATCTTGCATACCTAATGGGCAGTATAGCTGTAAGATTAGATTAGCTAGAGAGAGTGCTACAAGAGATTATGTACATCTCCAAGTTAAAGATGTACACAATAGAAGTTTTGTGCTTTTCCATAGGGGAAATTACCCTTCAGATAGTAAAGGGTGTATACTAACAGGAACTCATAGAGCTCAAGTTCCTGATAAGATTTTAGAAAGTAAAATAGCTCACAGTTACTTAATGGATTATATTTTAAGTAATAAATTAAGTAAAGAAATAAATTTAATAATTAAAAATAGATAAAATGAAAAAAGTAGTATTAATGGTAGCAGTAATTTTAACTTCGTTATGTGCTTCAGCACAGTACACGATAGTTAGCAATGTAGACTTTCCAAGTGAAAATGAAAGTTGGGCAACTGAGAATGTAACAAGCTCTATGGGGATTGGGTATTCTTTAGATGGCGGACACATGATCGGACTTAGAAAAAGTGGTAATGATTATGATATGTTTTTTAGATATTGTATGAGTGAAAGCTTATACCTATCTGCAGACTTGCCAAAGGAAGATACATTTGAAAATGCTAGAGTAGGAGTTGGTTATAGTATGAAGTTTTGGGGAGATATGTATATAGAACCAAATTATAGTGTAAATTTGGATTCAGAAGATAGTGGTAAGTTTAACTTAGGAATATCGTATAAACTTTAATAATAATTTAAAAAATAAATAAAATGAAAAATTGGTTAATTTTAACAATGATGAAAAGTAAGAAATTTTGGTATGCAATTGGTGCTGTAGTAGTTCCTGCTCTAGTAACTTATCTAGGTGTAGATGAGCAAACAGCTACAAATCTTTACCAAGCTATTTTAGTTCTAATTTTAGGACAAGGAATTGCTGATATATCAAAAAAATAATATATCTTTACAGTCCTTCTTTGATTGTGTCATAGTTGGATAGTTAGTAGTTAAGAATGGGGAGTTAATAACTCCTCATTTTTTTTATATATGCATTTGCTTTTTTATTATATTTGTGTATGAAAAAAGAATACGGTAAAAGATTAAGACTCACGCCTGATGAAGAAGATTTAATCCATCAGCACCGAGCAGAAACAATAGACAACCTAAATAACAATTCATCACTAGACACTCACTTATTAGAGAGGGGTATAGACAAGAAAGATGTAGTAAGCGTAAAGCATTGGCAGTCAGCTAGTGGGGAATACAGATTTTCAATAGTAACAAAAGAAGATTACGGACTAGACCGACAACAACTCTTTAGTGATATAAATAGCTTTATAGATGGGTATTCTCCAGAATATGACCCTATTGAAAGGGAACAGGGAGATCATCTTTTAGTTGTAAATCCTGCTGATATACATATTGGTAAGTATGCAAGTGAAACCGAAACAGGAGAGGCTTATAACTGTGAAACTGCTGTTATGAGAGTAGTAGAGGGGGTTCAGGGATTAATGGATAAATCTCAAGGGTTTAAGATAGACAGGGTTTTATTCTGTATTGGCAATGATGTTCTTCATATAGATAATGTATATAATACTACAACTAAAGGAACGCATCAGGATACAGATGGAAAGTGGTGGGAACATTATGAGATAGCTTTAATGCTTTATGTTAAGGTTATAGAAATGCTTAGAACTGTAGCTCCTGTAGATGTATTGCACTCAATGAGTAATCATGACTATCAGAGTGGATTTCATCTTGCTCACACATTAAAGTCTTGGTTCAGAAAAGCAGAAGATGTAAAATTTGATATTAGTGTAGCACATAGAAAATATTATAAATATGGGCAAAATCTTATAGGATTAGAGCATGGAGATGGTGCTAAAATGGATAAATTACCTTTACTTATGGCACAGGAAAGGCCTCGCTTATGGTCAGAAACAACTCACAGGTATTGGTATTTACATCATTTACATCACAAAGTAAAACACA